CGCATATTCGTACCGAGCTATGGAAGAGCGGGCCTGGCATCTACGATGCGGATATTGCCATCTGCTCAGATCGTCGTACCACTCTCCCAGCTAGATGACTACGATCGATTCTACCCTGGACGGGTCGTGCCCATACCGGATGAAAGCGACGGGCACATTGCTCGGAAGCGGAATGCGATCCTTGATCTATTGGACGAAGACGAAGCCTGTTTCATGGTGGATGACGACCTGCTGAGCGTGGACAAGATCAAGCATGGCAAGCTGAGTGACGTGGAGCAGACGATGGAGGTCTTCAGCAATCTGGCGGAGGATGCTCAAGCCTACTTTGGGGGCTTCTCGAATTACAACGATCCCGGCAAGATGGCGGAGTACGCCCCGCTGTCGTTCACCAAGCCCAGCTATGGATGCGTCTACATTCGGAACGACTCGAACATTCGGTACGATGAGTCGCTCGGGCGACATGAGGACGTCGACGTATACCTCCAGTACATGCTCGAGCACAGGTTTGTACTCAGGGATAACCGGTACTATTTCAAGTTCGAGTGCAACAAGGATGTATCGAAGAAGGCTCAACCCGGAGGGATAGAGGGCGGGGAGCTTGAACACTACTCCGCTTTGATCGCTCTGCGAAACAAGTGGGGCGACCTGATCAAGATAAAGGACGGAAACATGAACGGGGTACACCAGCCCATCAAGGGGACCTGATGCAGATATGCAGTCCGTCATGGAAGCGGCCAGACTCATGCTTCACTCACAAATATCTACCCGAGGTCCGGTACGTTGTCTGTACGTCGCAGGCAGATGCGTATCGTGCGAATGGGCTCAATGTCTGGGAGTGCCCGGACTCTGCTCAAGGCAGCGTTTGTAGGGTTAGAAACTGGATTCTCGACAATGCGGACGACGGTGAGCTGTTGATCGTGGATGATGACATTCACCACCTCGGCCGGTGGAATGGGAACAAGCATCAGAAGATGAGCACCGAGCAAGCGATGGCCTTCATCGCAGAAGGGTTCGAGCTAGCGGAGCAGTTCGGGGTCAAGTTCTGGGGCATCAACTTGCTTCAGGACAAAGGAGCATATCGGGAGTACACGCCGTTCAGCCTCAAGAACGTGGTGCTCGGACCGTTCGGCGGCTTTCTGAATGCTGAGTGCCGATATGACGAAGCGCTCCCCTTGAAGGAGGACTACGACATGAGCCTGCAGATGCTGAACAAGCACAGGCGTGTCTTGCGGATCAACTATGCTCACTATGTCTGTAAGCAGCACACCAACCTGGGCGGATGTGCGTCGTACCGAACGATCTCAAGGGAGCGGGAGCAGTTCAATTTGCTTCAAGCGAAATGGGGTCCGAGTATAATCAGGCGTGACAGCGGTGATTCAAAGGTCAATCGCAAGAAGGCACAGACCTATGACATCAACCCGATAGTACGTGTGCCGATAGGGGGCATCTGATGGGACGTCCAACCAAGCTCAATCCGCAAACGCAGACCAAGTTCATTCAGGGTTTAAAGCTGGGGCTGACATATGAGCTTGCGGCATCATATGCGGGCGTAGATCGAACCACGATCTTCAATTGGATGCGTAGGGGCAGGGAGGAGGAGGACGGGATTTACTTCGACTTCTTCAACGCAGTAAAACAGAGCGAGGGACTGTGCGCTGCTCAATGCATGACTCGAATCATTCGGGCTGCTGAGAATGGTCAATGGCAAGCGGCTGGGTGGATCATGGAACGCAGGTACGGATACTCGGCGAAGCAGGAGATCAACGTCGCGTCAGGTGATGATGGGCTGGACGGAGCTGAAGAGCTGATCAGCAAGGTCGCTCAAGTCGCTCAACAATTGCAGGCGAGCAAGGATGAAGACGACTGATCAACTGTTGGTAGCTTTGATCGAAGCGTCAGTACATGTCACCCGGCAGCTAACTGCCGGTAAGCATGAGCAAGACAGGCTCGATGCAGAAGCCTGGGTGACGAAGTGGGGGGGGCTGGTGTGCTGGGCAAGAGAGCAGCCCAAGCAGAAGCCAATAAGATGGGACCCGCCTTTTGGAGGGCGTGGTGGCTCACAGTAGGTCGGACCTGATCACGGAAGGCTATGAAGCCGCAGTCAAGCTTCAGCGGCTGATGGACCAGTATCCGCTTGGCTTCAGATTGCTGTGGGACAGGCCGAACCCTCGAACATCGCAAAAGCGTGCGGTCCAGGCTCTTACGGATCGACGTGTCAAGTGTGGATTGCTCGTGGGCGGCAATCGGTCGGGCAAGTCAGAAGCAGGAGCAATGGTGGCGGCAGCTGTCGCCATAGGGCGAAGAGACCCTGGGGTTCAAAGGTGGATTGACGAGAATGGGCTAGACTCCGGAGCCTTCAACAAAGACCCCGGCAGGATCTGTTGCGTGTCGCTGACCTCGAATGAATCGATACGAGTGCAGAGGCCTAAGATCAAGCAATTCTTGCCAGCGGGCACTCACTGGAAAAACCAATTTGGTGGCGGAGAGGCTGTGGCTCAGCTGCCAAATGGTGGGGTCGTACTCTTCAAGACTGTTGACCAGGGGGCCCGAAGCTTTCAGGCTGATGCGTGGGACCTCTGCTGGTTTGACGAAGACCCGGAAGATCAAGCGTGCTTCAATGAAGCCAGGATGCGACTGGTGGACAAGAGGGGCTTCTGCTATGTGACGATGACTCCGTTACGTGGGCTGACCTGGATCTGGGAGCGATTCGTCAGGGACCCAGAACCGGGCACTCTGTGCAAGTGGATCCATGGGGAGGACAACCCTCACATACCCAGGGATGAGCTCGAACAGATACTGAAAAGCTATGGACCGCATGAGAGAGCCGCCCGTGCTCGTGGCGAGTTCACCGTCCTCGAAGGGAGAGTCTATCAGGACTGGAGGCGTGGCCTGCATGTCGTCGAAGATGTGGACGTGCAAGACCACTGGACCCGATACGCCTCGATCGACTTTGGCACGAGGAACCCGTTCTGCTGCCTCATGGCTGTGGTCGACCCGAAAGACGACACGCTGTACATCCTTGATGAGCACTACCGCTCCGAGTGGACCCTGAGCAGGCACGCTGGTGCTATGCGGGAGATGTTCAAGGAGCATGGCTGGCCTGAGCAGATCGTGGCTGACCCGGAAGACCGCGGATCTCGCCTGTCTCTATCGACAGAGCACAACATGCCGACGATCAAAGCGAAGAAGGAGATACGGGCAGGAGTCAACGCGGTGGCTGAGCGCCTGGCTCCAGATGCCAATGGCACGCCGCACATATATGTGCATGCCAGATGTCGGAACCTCATTCGCGAAATTGAGTCGTACATCTGGGACCAGAAGCGAGGACGCTCCAACGTCAACGACAAGGATGTGCCAGCGAAGGTCAACGATCATGCCATGGATGCGTTGCGCTACCTCTGTCGCCATCTGCAGCGCTCTGAGATGATGGTAGGCTGAAGTCCACGTGACACGGGCTTATCGCTCTGCTATGTTCGGCACATGAATGAAGATGCTATTACCGTTCGGCCTACGCTCTTCACCCGCATATTGCGGTCTATAGGACTGCTGCCGTCGGGCGAGGTAGAGTTCGTCGCTGGTGCTGATTACGCGGCTGCACAGCCTGCATCTCCGCAGTACCCCAAGGGCGACGCTCTGTCTGCATACGCTGCGTTTCCATGGGTTTATGCCTGCATGGATGCGATCTCGTCAGACCTTGCCGGGTTGCCGTTGGTCGTCATTCGTGGAAGAGGGGAGAACGCAGAGCGGATCGACAACCACCCTGTGCTGGAGCTATTGCAAAACCCATCCACCAGGGTATCCGCAAACCTCTTCAGAAAGCAGCTTGTGACCGACTATGTGCTCACTGGTGATGCGTATGCAGTCATCGCTGGAGACTCGGTACCACTGGCTCTGCTCAGGATGGTCCCGCAAAGAGTGATGGTCAAGCCGTGGGCAGATGGTCAGCCGAGCGAGTACATCTATGACTCTGGCACCGGGGAGAGGGTATACCAGTGGGATGAGGTGCTGCACATTCGCTCCCCATCTTGGGAAGATGACCCCAGCAACCTATTCGGCACTGGATCGATTCGACCGTTGGACCATGACCTCCGCACAGAGCTTTCGGCCCTAAAGTCGGCAGAGGAGACAGCGAAAACTGGGAGACCGTCTGGCATTATCTCCCCATCGGAAGACGGGGACAGGTGGAGTGCGGAGCAGGTCAAGCGGATACGGGAAGGGTACCAGAAGCAGCTTGGCGGGCAGTCTGGCGTTTTGATCCTGGGTGGCGCTGCACGATTCGATTCGCTCAGTATGACCCCGCGGGACTTGGAATTCACGCAGCAGAGGCAGCTGACGAGAGAGTCGACGCTTGCGGTGTTCGGCGTTCCGCCTACCCGAGTGGGCCTTCCGTCAGCGAACTATGCCACTGCAAGAGAGCAGAGCCGGATCTACTGGCAGAGCCTTCAGGCACGAGCCTCATTCATCGACGTAGAGTTTACCCGCTTAGCGAAGTCGTTCGGGGCGGGAGACGACGTCAGAGTCGAGCACGACTTTGGAGCGGTAGAGGCCTTGCAGGAGACCCGTAACGAGCGTGTAGCTCGTGTTCGTCAATGGTGGGACATGGGGCTCAGTCTTGCGGACGCTGCAGCTTACGAGGGCTTCGAGGACCTGCCAGAGGGCGAGAGCTTTGGCTTGGGGGAGCCAGAGCCCGAGGTAGATCCAGAGGCAGAGAGGGAGGAAGCAGAGACAGAAGCTGTTCGGTCTCTCTTGGGTGATGGCATCATCACTCGTGCTCAGATCTTCGAGCGGTACTATGACCCCTCGCTTTCAGTCGATGAATACCCGGTACCGGAAACGAGGGAAGAGCGGATCACAGTGTGGAGGTCGTACATCGACAGGTTGCACAAGCCAGCGGAGAGAGCATTCCGACTTGCAATGAGGACCTACTTCCGAGATCAACAAGGAAGGCTTGTGCGTAGGCTTACGGCTGTCGGCAGGAAGTCGATGTCTGGCTCAGTCACTCGGAACCTGACCGAGCAGGAGATGCAGGCAGTTCTGGACGAATTGGAAGAGATGGCAAAGCTCGACGCAGCTGTTCGTCCGGTCGTAAAGGCAGTGGCGGCAAGTAGCTTCGATATTGCGAAGAGGCAGCTTGGATCGGCAATGGCTGATGTGAAGTGGGACCCGGTGCGGAAGGAGGAGCTGACCGAGTCGGAGATCAAGCGGATCACTCAACTGGTCACGAAGACAACGATGGAGAGCGTGCAGAGTGTAGTCTCGAAGGGCTTGGACGAAGGTCTGCCGATCCGAGACATCGCTAAGCAGCTCGAGCAGTCGCACCTGTTCAGCGGATCGCGATCGATGATGATCGCTCGAACAGAGTCCACTCGATTGACGAACGCAGCAGCGCTGTCAGCAATGGAGGAGGCTACCGAGCTGGGCTTGACGGTGTGGAAGATGTGGGACACTGCCGGGGATGGGCTCGTGCGAGACTCGCACATGGAACTCGATGGGGCGACGGTGCTGTCTGACGCGTCATTCAATACCAGCGAGGGGCCGATTCGAGGTCCAGCCCTGAGTGGCGATCCATCATTCGACATCAACTGCAGATGCAACCTGCTTCAGTATATCGACAAGGAGGAGGCCGACGAAGAGTCCGCC